AAAGTACTATGCAGCCACAGGAACAAAAGGTTGGCGTTGGTTGGAGGCAGAGATCGTTAAGGAAACGAGTAAAGAAGAGGATATTGATATAAACTATTTTCGATACTTAGTTGATAAAGCGGTCGCCCATTTATCCGAATTTTGTGAATTCGATGAGTTAGTTAGTTAAATTGAAAGGAGTTTTAAATGCCACGTAATAAAAAACAAGAACTACCACCTGAAGTAAATAGTAACATAACAATTGAGAATGCGCGTATTGGATTCCGCAATTTCACAGGCAAAGAAAGTCAGTTCAATCGACCTGGTAGTCGAAATTTCTGCATATTCTTGGAATCAGAGTTAGCAAAGACTTTGGATTCGGACGGTTGGAATGTGAAGTTTTTGGAACCTCGCGATCCGGATGAAGAACGCCAAGCGTATTTGCCTGTTGAAGTAAAGTATATGCGTTACCCTCCGAAGATTACACTCATTACTGGAGGCGGAATGCAGATTCTGGATGAGGATACAGTTAATATTCTTGATTGGGCTGAGTTTGAATCTGTGGATTTAATTGTCCGCCCTTACAATTGGGAGCTGAATGATAAGAGAGGTGTAAAAGCTTATCTCAAGACCATGTATGTAACCATTGTGGAGGATGAACTCGCTAAGAAATACCGAGACGTTCCTGTTAGTGGGACAGCTGGCGATGAAGAATCCACCTGGGAAGAATAAGCTATTCCCATATCAACTTGATGCTGTAAACCAGTTAAAAACCGGCTCCATCCTTTGTGGTGGGGTCGGTTCTGGTAAGTCTATCACTTCGGTATACTATTACTATGTTGTAGAGTGTAATGATAATCCGTCAAAAGATTTATATATTATCACTACTGCAAAAAAACGAGATACACTTGATTGGGAACGTGAGTGTGCTAAGTTTGCGTTAGCTACCGATAGAGATTCAAGTATAAATGGCGTTCAAGTCAAAGTTGACTCTTGGAACAATATTAAGAAGTATGTTGATGTTGATAATGCCTTCTTTATATTTGACGAGCAGCGAGTTGTAGGTTCTGGAGCATGGGTTAAATCATTTATCAAAGTTACAAAAAAGAATAATTGGATTTTGTTGAGTGCTACGCCAGGTGATACGTGGATGGATTATATTCCTGTATTCGTGGCTAATAACTTCTATAAAAACAGAACTCAATTTATACGACGTCACGTTGTATATAATTCGTTTGTTAGGTTTCCTAAAGTTGAGAGATTCCTTGAAGAAGGGCGTTTGAACAGACTTAAACGGCGAGTCATTGTGATGATGAAGTATGAAAAAAAAACAATGAGCATCTATAAAACTTTGTGGGTAGACTATGATAAAGAGAAGTTGAAGCTAGTTACACAAAAAAGATGGAACCCATTTACAGATAAACCAATAAAACAAATCAGTGAGCTTTTCGTTGCGGTACGTAAAGTTGTTAATAGTGACCCGACACGACTTGACATTATAAAAGAGTTATTAGAAAAACACAGAAAGATAATAATCTTTTATAACTTTAATTATGAATTAGAGATTCTGCGTACTCTAAAAGAACTTCCCAATGTGAACATGGCCGAATGGAATGGACATAAACACCAACTATTACCGGAAGGAGAAAGTTGGGTTTACCTGGTTCAGTACTTATCTGGAAGCCATGGTTGGAATTGCATAGAGACAAACGTTATCGTCTTCTATTCATTGAATTATTCCTATAGAATTATGACACAAGCTGCTGGGCGTATAGATAGAATGAACACGCCATTTGCAAATCTGTATTATTACAGAATTGTGTCACTTTCATGGATTGATTCTGCGATAAGAAAAGCGATAATACATAAGAAAAACTTTAACGAATCGGAAATGAAGCTCGCACTAAAAACAAAGACTATTATAGAAGGAGAATGAAAAACATTTTTCCTTTTTGTCTGTAAGGAATTTTATATGACTTCAGAAAGAGTATTACAATCCTCAATAATTAAGGAACTTGAACGTCAGTATCCCGAAGCAGTTGTATTAAAAATTGATTCGCCATACATTCAAGGATTTCCTGATTTATTGTTTTTGCAAAATAATTTTTGGGCTGCTTTAGAAGTTAAAAGGGCTAGAAATGCGGTTCGTCAGCCGAATCAAAAGTATTGGGTTGACAAGCTTGATCTGTTATCTTTCTCTAGGTTTATATACCCGTCAAATTTAGGAAAAGTTTTTGACGAGTTGGAGGAAGCATTAGGCTGGAGCATAGTGCGCAGATGAAATTTAATTTACATTACGACCTAATGGATCGGCATGCATTTTTATCGGCTTCTAATTATCATTGGTTAAATTATGATGAGGAAAAGCTTCGAAATGCCTATGCGAAATCGCAAACTCAATTTCGTGGAATTGCTCTCCATGACTTTGCCAAACAGGCAATTTTGCTTGGAATTAAACTTCCAAAAACTAAAAACCCGGTAAATCAGTTTATTAATGACGCTATAGGTTATCGCATGGCGCCAGAACAAATATTATTTTATTCATATAATGCTTTTGGAACTTCTGATGCAATTAGTTTTAGAAATAATTTGCTAAGGGTTCATGATTTAAAAACAGGGTTGTCCCGTGTGTCTATGGTACAACTCGAAATTTACTCAGCATTATTTTGTTTGGAATATGATCATTTACCGAAAAACATAGATATTGAATTGCGAATTTATCAAGTTTCAAAAATCATAATACATGAACCGACGCATGTTGATACTCGGCGTATTATGGAAAAGATCATATACTTCGACAAGAAAATCGAGGAATTTAAAGCGGAGGAGTATAATCCATGGCAAAAGTAATTAAGCATTTTGGTACAAAACGTCACTCCGGAAGATATCCTTGGGGTTCTGGTGGAGATCCGCATCAAAGAGGTGGCAATTTTCTTAGTTATGTTAGCGACCTAAAAGCAAAAGGTTTATCAGAAAAAGAGATTGCTGCTGGTATGGGAATGAATACCAGGGAATTACGTGATCGACGTTCTATTGCTCGCGCAGAAAAACGAGCTGCTGATGCTGCTATGGTTTATCGGCTTAAAGAAAAAGGTTATTCTAATGTGGCTATTGGAGAACGAATGGGGCTCAATGAGTCTTCTGTTCGTTCTCTATTAGATCCAGCTTTAAAAGATAGGGCCGCGTCCACAGCTGTTACATCAACGGTATTAAAAGATGCTGTTGATAATAAAAAGTTTATTGATGTTGGACTTGGTGTAGAGCAACATTTGGGTGTGACAAGAACCAAATTAAACACCGCAGTGGCTATGTTACGAGAAGAAGGCTATGGAGTACACTATCTGAAGGTTCGACAAGTTGGAACTGGAAAGTTGACATCGATGAAAGTGATGGCCCCGCCAGGAACTTCCTGGGCAGAGGTTCAGAAAAATCGATATCAGATTTCTATGGTTGATGATTATTCTGAGGATGGTGGTCGATCTTTCTTAGGTCTTGAACCTATTCGCAGTATAAACGGTAATAGGATAATGATTCGGTATGGCGATGAAGGAGGTTTAGCCAGAGATGGCGTGATTCAACTTCGTAAAGGAGTTGAAGATCTTGATTTAGGTAATGCGACCTATGCGCAAGTGCGTGTTGGTGTTGATGGCAAATACTACATGAAAGGTATGGCCATGCATGCTGATGACATACCCGTCGGTTACGACGTTATCTACAATACAAATAAACCAAAGGGAACGCCTACTGCAGATGTTTACAAACTTATGAAGGATGATCCTGATAATCCATTTGGAACCACATTAAGACAGAAACATTATATAGATGCTAATGGCAATGAACAATTATCGGCATTAAATATTGTGGGCTCTGTTCCTGGTGCTGGTGAAGAAGGGTCATGGGATAGATGGTCGAAAAATCTATCAGCTCAAGTTTTATCGAAACAAACATCTGCGCTTGCTAAGCAGCAATTGGGACTAGCACTGAATTTAAAGCAGGAAGAGTTCAATGAGATTATGTCTTTAACGAATCCTTCTGTAAAAAAGGCTTTATTGGAATCCTATGCTAATGACGCAGACGCTGCCTCTGTGCATCTTAAAGCTGCTGCTTTACCAAGACAAGCATCTCAGGTTCTATTACCTTTTGTTTCTATTAAAGATACGGAAGTTTATGCTCCTAATTATAGAAACGGGGAGGTGGTAGCTCTTATTAGATACCCCCATGGTGGCACATTTGAGATCCCTGAGCTTATTGTAAACAACCGAAACGTAGAAGCTAAAGGTTTAATCGGATCAGCGAAAGATGCTATTGGGATTAATCCCAAAACGGCTAATCGATTATCGGGTGCCGACTTCGATGGGGATACCGTCGTTGTTATACCTAACATTAAACGGTTTATTAAAACTTCTAAACCTTTAACTGGACTAAAAGATTTTGATCCTCAATCTGCATATCCTACGTATGAGGGTATGAAGAAAATTAATCCCCGTACAAAGCAAATGGAGATGGGGAAAGTAACGAACCTTATTACTGACATGACGATTAAAGGGGCCTCTCCCAATGAGATAGCTCGCGCTGTTCGTCATTCAATGGTTGTTATCGATGCAGAAAAACATGGGTTGAACTACAAACAATCTGCTATTGATAATGGCATAAGTAATTTAAAAACGAAATACCAGGGTAAACCAACAGCTGGCGCATCTACCTTAATTTCTAAAGCATCCTCTGCAATACGGGTGCTTGAGAGAAAAGAAGGGAAGTACATTAAAGACCCTAAGACAGGTAAAAAGAGACGCATCTATGTTGATCCTAAGACCGGTAAGAAGTTGTATGAAGAAACCGGTGACACTTATGTTACTGAAAAAGGAAAGGTAGTTAAGCGTCTTACTAAGACGACACGCATGGCAGAAGTTGATGATGCATTTAAGTTATCTTCTGGTACAGTTATGGAGAAGGTGTATGCATCTTATGCAAACAAACTTAAATCCTTTGCTAATAAAGCTAGGCAGGTTGTCTTAAGAACAAAGGACATTCCGTACTCTTCATCGGCGAGAAAGACTTTTGATCCAGAAGTTAGAACTCTTAGAGAGAAGCTGGCCTTAGCTTTCAGAAACAAACCTCTTGAAAGAAAAGCTCAGCTTATGGCTAACAAAGTGATAGATGCCAAGAAGCGGGCAAACCCCGGTATGGATCCCGCCGACCTTAAAAAGATTAAGGCCCAAGCTTTAGAAGAGGCCCGTGTCAGATACAAAGCTAGGAAGGCAGACATTAAAATAACAGACCGGGAGTGGCTTGCGATTCAAGCGGGGGCCATCTCCCCCACCGAGTTGAAAAAGGTCCTAGCTAATACGGATACCAAGAAGCTTAAAGAACGGGCTATGCCGCGTACTCCTAAGCTCATGTCCCCTACAAGAATGACCCGTGCTCGTACTATGTTAGCAACCGGCTATACTCGTGCAGAGATAGCTGATGCCCTAGGTGTATCTGTCAGTACAGTAACCCAGGCAATGGAAGGTGAAGAATGATGGCTATGGATACTAATAATGATAGCACTAATAGAACAAAAGAACTTAAAGAGATTGTTGAAGATGATTTGATGTTAACAACTCTTGACAATCCTTTCAATCCTTTTGTACAGTGGGATCAATGGTTTGCTTTTGACATGCGTCAAGGTTACAATACTTGTGCTTACTTAGCAAGAATTGTTAAAACTTCACATGAGTTAAGTGAAGTTGAGGAGGCCCTCGCCATTAACCAAGCGATACAAGAGATTCTTGAACTAAATAGTTTAGGAATTTACATTGTGGTTACTCGAAAAACTTTTACCGATCGCTCAAAGACTACCTCGTTCCCTACTGTAGAGATTCGTAGGGAGTGAGGGGGTCTTCGCGATCGATACCCCCCCTATGCAT